GTATTTCATCATCTACATACATAATTCTACAAGCTATAGTTCCAATTAAACGAGTCATTCTTTCTATATGTTTCATTTTAGCGTCTTTAAAAACAGAAATATCATCATATTTTTTATTAACATTTCTATCAGCACCTATAGTGTAAACTCTTGACATTTTGTTTATAAACTTTTTAGTTATATTTGCTTCGTATGGAGGTACTTCTCTAAAAGCCTCCAAATCAAACCTACCTGATATATAATTCTCTGTATTATTTCCACTATAATAATCAAGTAATTTATCTACATATCTTTCTCTTTGGTTATGGTTATATATTTTAAGTTGTTTTAAACTTTCTTGTATTATGTCTGTTTGTTCATACATTATCGCTTCCTCACTTTAATCTCTCTATTTTTAATTGGAAAATGGTTAATAAAAAAATATCTTAATTGGTCACATCCGTGGTCGTGATACCCATCTTTTAATGGTTCTTGTTTTAATGGTTTGCTGTCTTGAGCCTCTGGATACCTATAACTTTCTAAATCTTCTGCCATACCTATACAATTATTGTTTAAATGAAGGTATCGTTCACTATTTGCGTTTTCTATAAAACTTCTAACGTGATTTACACCTGCTGTAATACTCCTTGATGGCTTGTCTGTTATTGTATTAACTATGATACCTCTGTTTTTAAAAATTTCTATATCTCCTACGCCTGATTGTCCTTGTGCTTGTAACCCTGCTGGGTCACCATAATATCTTGCAACTCTATAAGGTTTTGCTTTAATTCTTTCTGCTAATTCATCTGTTTTTATATTTGTTTCGTGTATTATTTCGTCAATCATATTTATATGCCACTCACCATTTACTCTGTACGTTTGATACCATCCCACAGAAGGCATCCTGTACCCAAAATCAATACTACAAAAAGTAGGAAGATGTGGGTTATAAGGATAATAACCGACATCAAGATTCCTATCAAAAGGATAAACCCTACCTTCAAACGATGTAAATTGAGCTCCATACTCTTGGTCAAAAAGCTCTTTAGCCATATTACGTTTTCTTTCAATAAGAAACCTATCGCCTTGACCTTCAGGAAAGGCAAAATCATTATCCCAAGATGGAGCTTGATGTGATTCCCAAAGCTCATCGCTTTTTCCAAGCAAGAATAAATCATATAACCAATTAAACCCTTCTGGTGTTGATATAAATACAGCTTTTCCTTTTCTATCAGATAGAGTGGGAGATAAATACATATCCCAAATTCTAGGTCTTACTTTAGCTGCTTCATCTATTATTAACAAGTCTAAACCCTCACCTACAAGTGAATCAGGGTTATCTGCCGATTTAGCTTCTACAGTAGTACCCCATTTGAATTTGATATATCTTTCTTTTTCAGAAGCCTTGATAATATCATTCTGATGTCCTTTTACCATCTTATCCCATACTTCTCTGAACATCAAATCGGCTTTATCATACGAAAGACCTACTAGCCATATACGTTGATTCGGCTGGGAGGCGTAGAATGTCGCTTCCATTGCCGATGCCGTAGTCTTCCCGAATCGCCTCCCACAAACCATAACAAAAAACCTTGCAGATTCTTTGGTAGGAAAATGCAGTTTACGCTGACCTTCGTGTGGCGTATACCCTAAAAAATCAAACCATTTTTGTTTATAATCACTTAAAACTTGCATTTTAATACCATTCTAATTTAACTTACGAAGTAGGACAAATGCAAGATATAGTATTTTGCGTTATCAATTACACAACATATAGGAGGGCAGTATGTCCGAAGAAAATAAAGTATCAAACGAAACAGTAGTGGAAAAGGGTACGGAGAATGTTACTCAAGAAGTGGCTCAAAATGAGTACATAGCAGAAAGCAAGAAGTATAGAAAAAGAGCTCAAGACGCTGAATCTAAGTTATCTGAACTAGAAAAGAGGTTAGAGAATCAAGAAACTCTTAAACTTAAAGAAAAAGAAGAGTTTAAAACTTTGTATGAAAAAGTTTCTTTAGAAAATGAAAATTTATCTAAACAAGCTACAAAATGGAAAACATACGAAGAAAATAGAAAAACTTCTTTATTAGAAAAGTTACCTGAAGATAAGCGTGAAACTTTTAAAAACAAAGACTTAGATACATTAGAGTTAGTAGTATCTACTATTACAAAACAATCTGCTCCCGAACCTAAAGTTAGAGGCACAGTCAAAAGTCCATCTAAGGATGTTTCTGGTTGGGAAAGTATGAGTAAAGCAGACAAAAAAAGTAATTGGACAGATATTTTAGCTCAATATACTAAAAAATAAAAATCCTACTTGAAGGTCGCATTAGACAGTTGATAGAGGGTTAGAATTGGAGAAAAAATGGCGACAAGTACAGGTTTAGCAAATCCTGCCGCATCTCAAGCATCAGATACTGAATTGGCAGTATTTATACCTGAGATATGGTCAGCAGCAGTTAGAGCATCATTTAAGAAAAACTTAGTGATGACAAATATAGGAACAGATTACAGTTCTTTAGTTTCAGCAGGTGGTGATACAGTTAATATACCATCAGTTGCAGATGTTGCAGACGCAGCTACTAAAGCACCTCACGTTCCTGTTAACTACACTAATGCAACAGAAGATAGTATTGCATTAGCATTAACTTCACACAAATATGCTTCAGCAATGGTTGAAGATATGGGTGTGGTTCAATCAAGTTCAGACTTACTTTCAATGTATGCAGATTCTATTGGCTATAAATTAGCTTTAGGATTTGAAACTGAAGTAGAGGCTGCTCTTGCATTAACAACAGAATGTATTAATATTGCAGGTAATACAACAGCAAAAACTATTGATGCTCACACATTAGCACATATGAGTATGGTTGCTTTAGAAAATAATGCACCTTTAAATGAGTGTACACTTATACTAAATCCAACTTTATATGCTTCATTATTTAGAATAGATGATTTCATTCACGTATCTAAAACAGGAGCAGTTGACGTTCCTAATGGAACTGTTGGTTCAGTTATGGGTATGAATGTAGTTCTTTCTAATCATATTACATCTACAAATCATAATGATGCTGTAGATTCTGATGATGGTGCATTAAATAATGCTAACGTATTAGGTGGATTTTTACTTCACAACTCTGCATTAGCATATGGTTTTAGTAAAGCTCCTTCAGTTAGTTCAGAATATGACATTGATTATATTGCACACAAATTAGTGGGCGATTACATCGGTGGTGCTAAATTAGTTCAAGATGCTTCTCAAACTAAATGTTGGGGAATCGTTGAAGAAGGAACAACTGCTTGGTAAGAAATTAGCTAAGTTAATAATATATGGGGAGGCTTTATGCCTCCCTATATTAAACAGGAGATTATATGAAAGATATTAAAGTTATATTTAGAGGTAATAAAGTTCCATCAGGAATGACATTAAACGTAGAGCAATATGTAGGTGCAAAAAAATTAGAAAATTTAGAAAAAGATGGTAGTTTTGAAATAGAAGTTATAGATAAACCTAAAGCTAAACCTAAAAAGAAAAAATCAACTAAAAAGGAGTCTGTAGATGAGTAAAATTGTTAGAAATGCAAAAAGAGTTGTAAAGATTCAACCTACTATGACAGCAGACGATAATGCCGATAATGATGTTGCTTTTGATTGGACAGCATTAACAGCAGGAACAGAAAATGGTTTAGCAACTACGTTACAAAGTGTTGCTATATTAGATGCAGATGATTCAGCAGCACCATTAGAGTTAGTTTTTTGTATAGGTTCTGATGAAGATGGAACTGCACCTACATCAGCACAAGGTTTGGTAGGTGGAGCAGGAGCAGGAAGTGCAGCCGTAGATATTACAGCAGCAGAAGCACAAGCTGTCCAAATATGTGGTAATGTTCAAATGACTTTATCAGAAGGTGATTTAATATTAGCTCAAGCTATAACTAAGTCTAATATAGGACTTGTTTTGCAACCTGCTTTAAATTCTAAAACAATATATGTTGGTGGAATATGGAGAGGTGACCCTGCTGCAACAGGTGCTACAGGTACAATGGATATATATTTTGGCTTTGAGGATTAATGTCTGAAGTAGAAAAAAAAATTGATAGAAATGGTAAAGGTAGTTTATACAGGATTCCTATCGGTGATTCAAAGTATAACGAAAACTATAATAAAATTTTTGGGAAAAAAAATGAACAAAGATTTAATAGAGAGTATTAAGCAACACGAAGGTTATGTAGGCGTAGTCTATAAAGATTCTTTAGGGATTGATACTATAGGCTACGGATTTGCAATAAAAGATTTAGAGTTAGATGAAGATATCTGTGAAATCATCCTTGAACGTAAACTTAAACAATTAGAGGATATGATTAATTTAAAGTTTAGTTGGTATAAGTATATGCCACAAGAAATTAAAGATGTTGTTATGGAAATGTGTTATCAATTAGGTGTTACTGGCGTTTCTAAATTTAAGAAAACAATAGCATACTTACAGAACAAACAATGGGAAAAAGCGTCTGTAGAAATGCTTGACAGCCTTTGGGCAAGACAAACACCTAATAGAGCAAAAGAATTAAGTAATAGGGTAAAAGAGGTGGATTGTGGACGTTGACAGTTTAAAAATTGGTACGCTTGGTTTAAGCGGATATTTTGTAAAGTGTATTGATTTATTTGGTCCAGTTATTGAATTGGGATATATGATAGTGCTTATTGCTTATTTTTTATATCGTATTAAACAAATAAAAAGTGAGATAAAATAGATGGATAAAGGCGTAGTTAAGAGAGTAATAGTAACGCCTGACAAACATTTTCCTCTGCACGACCAACCAGCCATTAACTGCCTAAAAAAAACTATAGAGATAGTTAAACCTGATGCGTATGTAGATTTAGGTGATGTCGGGGAATGGCACTCATTTAGTGCTTGGAGATTTAAAAGAAAGAAAGCTCCACCACTTGAATACCTTATAGAAGATTTTGAAAAAGACGTAAAAGATGTTAATGATGGTATGGACCAAGTTGATGAATCGCTTGATAAGGCGAATTGTCACGAAAGATACATTACAGAAGGTAACCACGATAATTGGTTAAACTTTGCTGTAGAAAAGTATCCTTATATACCACAGTATAAATTTGCTAATGCAGTTAATCTAAAGGATAGAGGATATAAATATATTCCCTTTGGAAAACACTTAAAATTAGGTAAATTATACCTATATCACGGACATTTATATGGGGGTCAATACCATACTTCCAACCATTTGCGTAAACTTGGTTGTAATATTATGTATGGACATTGGCACGACCTCCAACAGATGTCTGTTACCCATAAAGATGGTCCTAAGTCTGCTTGGAGTATCGGATGTCTGAAAGATATGAAAGAAGAAGCAAATTCTTGGCTTGGTGGAAGACCAATTAACTGGGCACACGGCTC